CTCCACCTACCGAAAGGAAGATATGCCTAACAACCAAACCCGCGTTGAACAAGTTCCGACCGCGCTCCCACAAGGAGAGCGACAGTGGAATCAGTTCGCGTTTCTGGCGTTTGCTCGGATAGTTGCGCGCAAGCACAACATAGTCATTCCAGACGTTGATCTCGAGAGCCTCAGCGATGAGGAGCTCGAAAGACGTTTGCGACTGATTACCGAACTAGCACATCTTCCACCTGCGTAGGCAAGGGTATCGGGTAACGTTACGTTACTCGGTGTTTTGAAGAGAACACCTTCAAGGACCAACAGGTCCAAAACTCAAGAAAGAGAAACCTCTATGTCAGTTACTCCAGGATATCGTGTACGTGAGCAAGGGGGCTTTGTCCCTAACACTCACCAATACCGACCGCCGTACCTATTTCCTGGTACGACACCTTCCTGGATCATTCAACCTGCCGTATCACTCGGCAGTTATACAGTGATGTCTGACTACGTTACTCCTCGCTATCTTCAAGTAAGCCGTCAAGGCGGAGTGGTGAACACCCATATGAGTCGCGTTAAAACGACTCGGATGTCTACTACCTCCGGACCGAAGATGCGTACCTCCCCTCCTGACGGAACGGGAAAGTACTACATCTACGAACTTGAAGGGTTGGGCTGGACCCAGTTCGACCTTACGACTTTCGGCCCTACGGCTGGAAGATCTAGGCCCTATTCGATCTCGACAGTGATCGATATAGCGAGAACACGCTGTATGGCAAACGTAGCTAAACCGGACTTTGAGGGCTTAGTCACCCTTGGAGAAATCGGCCAAACGTTACGTTATCTGAAAAACCCGTTATCAACAGGTTTAAAACTTGCATCAACCCTCGAAAGGAAGATGCTGGGACTTCAGACTACTGCCAGAAGGCGTGGGCGTTCCGAAGAGAAGATACGCAAGAACCTTGCTGACCTCCATTTGGAGATCACTTACGGGTTCAAGCCTCTTCTAAAGGACGTTTTCGGTATTCTTGAGCAACTACGCCCAAAGCTTAAACCTTATGCGCCCCGGGAAACCGCTCGGGCAAATGAGAACAGAGCTTACACTGATTCCTGGACCTCGACTGAGTCCGTTGGTGGAATCAACTACACTGCGCAATATGCTTATGAAGAAGAGTTGGTCGTAAGACCGTACATTCTATACGAGCACTTAACGCAGCCTACCCCGTTAGATAACTGGGGGATATCGCTATCTGCTATCCCGGCAACTGCCTGGGAACTGGTTCCTTTATCTTTCATAGTCGATCGGTTCGTGAATATCGGAGATATGATTTCCGCTATTACACCGCGCGTAGGGATCCGAAACCTTGCCACTGGATATACGGTTAAAACGACGCGAAAATTGACACGTAAAGTGTCGAACTTCGTTGTTCCGTCGCAATCATATATCGCAGAGCGAGATGGATCCGGGATGGATACTTTAATCGAGGAAGCCTATTACAGGTACCCCGATATTGGGGTACCCACACTAGCACTGACGGACATCACGTCCCTCAGCCGCGACGTTGGTCTTCTGACCACGCTCCTTTCTTTAACCACCCAGAAGCTTAGCAAGTTGCAACGCTTTGTCCCCGACCCCCCGAAAGTTAATCGTCTTGCCATTACGGTAGGACGACGCGATCGATGGGAAGGAGTTAATCATCTCTGACGATTTGATTAGCGACATTGCATTACTGCTAGATTTGCTGCTTCTACTTACGGAGTTTTTCCGCACATGGCTATCACTGTAAACACCAAGGTCTACAACGCAGACGCTGCTTCCAGCGGCAACAGCATCCCTTACGTCGGTCCCGCTTCGACTCTGTCTGTTAAGGACAGGATCGATTTGTACCGTACGTTTCCAAAAGGGAATGCTGTCTATTCTGGAAATGGTCGCTCGCGCGTCAAAATGACCCGCACTTTGCCCCTCACGGCGGCAAAGACAACCAGCTCCGATGCTATCGTAGACATTCACGTCTCGATCCCGGTCGGTGCTTCAGCGACGGATGTGGACACTTTGATCACGGACAGTTCTGCTGCGCTCGCGCAAGCATGGGCGAAGCTTCTCGCGAAAAACCTGACCATCACTGTTTAACGGTGATGATTCAAGGTGAGAAGTACACTCGCTTTGGTAGCGATGGTCCTCGTGGCCTTGCTACTAATTGTCCGCAATGATTTGGGGCGCCCTGCCCCGAGTCTGTCCTTTCCTTTAGGAGAACGTTATGTTTATCCCTCGCAGCACCAGGCGCGCAATGCGCCAGAGGCTCTCACATCCGAACCGCGTTTGGCGGGAGATAGTGAGCTTGGCAGTCACCAGTAATGAGTATCATTCCACCCTTCAAACGCGAGTCCTCATGGATTTGCATTTGGAGGATCATGGAGATTTATTGATACTAGCTGATGGTTTGTCGCGTACAGTGTATGACGACCCTGCGGAGCATTACCGCATGCATCAGCTTTCAGCACTTATCCGGAAGTATCCGTCACTTAATCTGCCTGGGATCGAAGATCCCGAAGAAAAGGCGAAGAAAGTGTTTGCCAGCGCAGAATGGCGCAGCAAGTGGACAAATCGGAAATTCAGGACCTTACGTAGGCTGAACTCGGGTGTGGAGGCGCAAAGCATCCACATTATAAGAACCTGGATCAATTACGTTTTGCGTAATCGTGCGGATAAAGACCTTGACGGTCCTGCCCCGACACCTGATCTTCAGGCAATCTTCGAGAAGTGCGACTTTACAGGTGGGGCCTCTCTTGGAGTTCACGGTAATGCAACCAACGTCCTACGCAAGCTCATGCAAGCGGAAGATGGTTGGTCCGTGACTCCAGAGGCTCTGAGCCTAGCGGCCGAAGCCGTATGGAATAACTTCCATATCACCGAGTACCTTCTATCCGATAAGGATGGGAGGCCGGTGTGTCTCGATGTTCGTGAGTTCATCGATAGGTTTAAGAAATCGGTCCAGCTGGTTTGCCATAATAAAATAGCATTTGTACCGAAGACTGCTTTAGTGCATCGCACAATTGCAGCGGAACCGACTTTGCTGACGTACCTTCAAAAAGGTATCGATCTCGAATTGAGATCTGCTCTGAAAAGAGTGGGTTTAGATTTATCTGAGCAGGAGCCTAACCAGCACCTCGCTTGGCAGGGTTCATTCCCTGATGAGGCCGATCCTTATTGCACTATCGATCTCTCGTCAGCTAGCGATACGCTAGCTACAGAGGTTGTAGCCGAATTACTTCCACCGGAGTGGTTCGAACTACTTGATAAGTGCCGGAGTAAGAATTTCCTCATGCCAGACGAGACGTTTGGCAGGTATGAGAAGTTCACGTCAATGGGCAACGGTTTCTGTTTTCCGCTTCAGACACTGATATTTTCAAGTATCTGTCACGCAGCCTATACCGAGCGAGGAAACGCCCCTGACTTTAGGGTCTATGGGGACGATATAATCGTTCGGAAATCGGTATTCGACCGGGTGATCGCTTTACTGCGGTTTTTCGGTTTCGTGCCTAACGTGAGGAAGACCTTCTCGGAGGGACCCTTTCGTGAGAGTTGCGGAGCGGATTGGCATTCGGGACTAGACGTCCGGCCAATTTTCCTGGATAAACGACTTGAGACCCTTGAGTCGTATTTCGGGTTCCATAACCAGTCACTTCGTCGTGGTGGCAAGGTCTCAGACTATTTTGCGTCAATAAGGGAATTTCTTTATAAGGAAGTTCCCGAACCTGTGCGTTTTGTCTGTGATTTTGACCCTGAACTCCCCCTTAAGGGAGGGAAGACCGGAGAGACAATTGACGGCGCCTTCTGGGTGCCGAAAGATGTGGTTATGGCATCTCCACTTTGCTGGTACAACCGGCAAACGTGGTCTTGGGGCTATCTGGCCTTAGGAGCACGACCAACCGTTGATTCGGTTGGCGAGGAGATGGCGTCAGAACATACGTTTACGTATGCGACGCTTATGGCCGCGCTTCGAGGATCACCCTCGAACAGTGCGTTTACATTGCGCTATACCCCGCGTTATGAGATCGTTCGAAGGAACGATGCGGGCAAACAGTATCCTCGTGCTACTCCTGTGAAGGAGCAATGGTGGCACGGCAAGCTTGAGGCTCCGGTAACCCGGTGGCCTTGGGCGAGTAATGATACTTACGCAATGGTTGCTACGTAACATCGTGATGATGTAACGTTAGCCGTCGACCCACAAGGAAGGTCGGCGGATGGCTCTTCGAATAGACACACAATATGTCCATTTAAAGGGGA